AATTAGCGATGTATTTGCCATTTAATTCTCCTACTGAGTAGAAATTACTGTCCAACCGGGCGATTCCGTTGTATCAACAGCACCCCAGCCCGGTGTTTGCGGATTGCTGATATTTTGCCAGTTTGCGACCTCTGTGTCATCAATAATTTCCCACAAATATCGCCCACCGTTTATTTCCGTAATAGCCATTGTTTCCGTCTGACTAACTTGGTAGTTTGCACCACCACCATTTATATCCGTGATTGCCGCAGACTCAGTTAAAAATTCTTGGTAATACGTTCCTACAGTCGTTCCCTCTGCAATACCCATCGACTCATTGATGGCCATAATCAGCACAGCCACCTGCGCTTCTGCTATTGCAATCGACTCCGATATATCACCCAAGAATGTAGCAACCGCCTCTTCTACACTCACAATCCCAACTGAATCCGCTACGCTCTCGTTATAACTTGTCTGCGCCGCCTCATCATCCGTAATGGTCTGGCTATCCGTCACACTGACGTTGTAGCTAGTTATTGCTGCGTTATCTTCAGCAATAGCCATAGTCTCAGTTATAGACGCTACAAAACCAGCAACAACCGACTGAACTTCAGCAATAGCCGCAGATTCATCTACCGCCACATTCATCGTCAGAGCTACAGTCTGAATATCCTGAATGCCCGCTGTACCACCCCACGAATCAGCACCCCAAGCGTCTTGACCCCAAGACGTACCACCGGTCAACGACTCCGTAATGCTTACATCAATTAATAACCCAGCGGCTGGAGAGTCGGCAATCAGGGCGGTTTCTGTAACGCTGACAGGGAAAGTTTCTCCCCCGCCCCATGCGTTCTCACCCCATGTGCCGTCACCCCAAGCTAACGCCATATCAAGTCAGTGTTAATGTGTACGTTACCGCAATCGTGTCACCATTAACCACAGCCTTAGAACTAGAGAAATCACCAGCAGAGAACAATGTGCCAGTGGTTGAATCTTTAGTTGCACTACCGCCAATGTTGATAAAGCAGCCCGCCACAGTTCCAGTGCTGGTCATAGAGAATGACACGGCAGAAGACGTAGCTTTGCTTGCGGCGGCGGCTGAACTAAATGAAGGTGTAGGACGGCTACCAGAATATGCAGGAGCGTTAGTGCCGCCTACTTCTAACCAGCTTGCATGAGAGGCTTGTGTGTCAGCGGCTACGGCTGTACCAGCGCCCTTTAAGCCCATTACAACTGCGCCAGCGGCTGAGTTACCGAGGATGGTATCCAAGGTCAAGTTCTTACCAACAGTCGTTACCAAGTTCTGAATAGGTTCTTCCCATTTGACAAAACCATCAATGCTGTAGCAAACAGCGTGGTATGTACCATGAATAGCCATCTCATCAGTAGGCATGGTGTTGTATTTTGTGATTGCTGCTATTTGATCTGTAGCGGTCATTTTGTCCAAGCTCATGTAAGACTCCTTAATTGGAAGAACGAATCAATGCTGCTGTTGCTGTGTTAGCAGGCATTGTGATGGTGAAATTGGTAGATGTTTTGTCAGACCCAAAGTCCAACACAGCAATAGATTTATTACCCTGAGTAACGTTGTAAATCAAAGCACAACGAGCCGTCACAGATGCGTTAAACACCACATCGGCAAAGTCTACAAAAGCCGTATACCCAGAGGAGCTAATGGTTACGCCAGTCAAAAGTACTCCGCCGGGAGGATACCCGCCACCGCTTACTTCGTTTACAGAAGAATATACAGTGGTAGCTTCGTTCAAATCAGCGCTAGCCGTATACAAAGCAATATAAAGCGTATTGGTAGCTAAGTTGTGAACGCCTGTGTATAGCTCTGTTTTAAAGCTAGTTGTTTGAGTTTGAAGAATGCTGCTCATGAGACTGCAACCCTAATCTGACCATCACGATAAGCGTCAGCACGTTGTTTACCATCACCCAAGTTCTTGAGAAGCGCCATAGCTTGAACATACCGTTCTTGATACGTCTTGTACATACCGTCTTCCGGTGCGCTCTTCATGTATGTTCCTGCTTCAGACAGAGTGCCATACAGTAATGCAGAGTCAAAGTTATCACCCAGCCATGTGGTCAATGCGGTAACAATAGATTCTGGATAGTAGTAATAATGCAGTTCTGCGTAGTAGTTGGCATTTGGTGTAGGGCCAAGAATGAACGACAACTCATTGACGTTAGCTGACTGTGGGCCAAAGATAGCGTAGTGTTTAGGCTCAGACTGCTGCGCACTCAAAGGATACGCCTCGCGGACAAAGTTCACATCTTTGTTTAGAAGGTACAGATAGTCACCTTGGAAAGTGACCGTAGTATTGACTGTACCGCTATTAGCTACAGTTAAAGTAATTGTTGTCCCACTAATGCTGCGAACAATAGCGTTAGTGCCAATGTTTGTGCCTGTAACCTGTTGACCTACAGCAATACCCGTTGTACTTGTTACAACAATACTTTTTGCGCCAGCCGTGCCGGTAGCAGTTGTAGAGTTAAACGGATATATGGCAAGGCTGTATGTTGAAAGAAAGTCTTCTGGACAAGCAAGGTACTTGTTGCCAGTTGACAATACACCCGTCACGTTCTTACGCAAGTTGGCAATCTGCACCGTGTTATAGATGCGTTGCTCCGCCTGCTTAATCAGCGTGTTGATAGTTGTGGTATCAAACGTGTTCTGCGTATAGTCAACTACCGCAGCAACAAGTTGGGCGTATGTCATTGCCATAATTTAAGCCATTGGCCCCCGAGCCATCAAACCTTTGGTAGCTGCGCCTGTACCGCGAACCTTGATACCAGACGTTTTAGTCGCTGGTTGTGCGCGGCGAGAGATGTTGCCTACAGACATATTGACTGTATTTGCATCACTGTGGTCAGGGCCAGAGCCGGGGTTGTCAGAAGCTTTAACAGCTTTGCCAGACATCGTGTGTGGTTTGGCGTAGACCTTGGCATCGCCAACTTCTTTACCCATCAGTTTTTTACTGTATGTAGCCATGATTAACCTCGTTTCTGATTGGCAATCTTTGCCAAGTTACGACCCATAGTCTTCATATCGGCATTGGTTTTACCTTTACCTTTGCCTTTACCGCCGTGCATCATGCCAGAGGTAGGGCCGCTATCACCTAAATTTTTACCTTCGGTTTTGCCTTTTTTAGCAATGCCGTCGGCTGATTTTCTGAATGCCATTTTAAGCTCCTTAAGATATGCTTACTGTACCAACAAATGTCGTTGCCACCAAGTAGTTTGGCGTCAATCCTGCATCATTTAAACTAGACCCACCAACCGGTTGCCAACCCCACTGAATGTCTCGTGAACCACCTGACAAGTTGCCGTTAAAGTTAACACCAGAAGTTACATACGTTGTATCTCTACGTGGGTTACGCAAGGCTTGTGGATCGTCTACTGGAAACGTACCTAACATCAACTGTGGCTGATCAGGATCCCAGCACTCAGGGCAAACCAACAACTCATACTTACGCTGCTTAATGATCTCAGTCTTAAGTTGTTTTAGTTTGAACTGCTGGCCACAGCGATCACACTCAGCAATCGCTATCTTGCCGGATGCGTACCGATTACCCATTAGTAACCTCCGCCACTTCCAATAAACATTGGCCTAGGAACAAGGCGAAGCGGAGCTTTCTCACGGTCTTCACCAGCGGCAATTTCAAAAGTCTCGTCGTAAATCTGTTTAAGCATTTGGATGCGGGGCATCAATTCAGGTACTTTGATTGCAATGTGATACGCCAAACCAGCTACAAGGCACGGTAAAAAGCGGAAGTTCATGTCGGCAGTCTCAACACCAGCGCCAGCATCCTGCACTCTACGTAGTCTCCAGTACACAAACTGATACGGCGTGCTGTTATCAGGTGTGGGCCACACAGTCACAGCTGGAAGCTGGGGTACAAAAATAGCTGAGCCATCAGTATGGGACGCGGCAGTTGTGTTGTTCTGACCACGGTACACACCACCTAGGGTATTCCCTGATACGTACGTGTAGTAAATATCTTCTGAATCAATACGCATAAATCCTGAGCCCGCTAAACCCACTATGGTGTTAAGCGTTATCGTGGTGTCTGTTGCCGTAATCGCGCCCACCAAGACCGAATTGGTTGGGTTAGTTTCCCCAGAAAGGCGCTGAATCCAGACTTGAATTGGGCGAGCTTGGCTAAGCTTGTTTGGAATAGTTGCATAAGTAGAGACGCTAATGCGTGAAATGGTTAAGTCGGCTTGCGTAGAAGCAGTGTTAGATCCAGTACGGATTACATGTTCTAGAAGGTCAATGGTGTCAGTCGGCAGTGCATACGTGGCTAAACCGGGGGTCAAGTTAATGATCCCCTGCTCCATCGTCCACATGTTGATGCCTTTGTTCTGCCACTCAACAGTCATCAGGTTCATTGAGCGACGTGCTGTGCGCAGGTCATAGCCAGAACGCATCTCACGGCCAGCCCTCTCCCACGCCTCTTCAGCGATCTCCGTGAAGTCCATGTTAAAGAGGGTTGAGCCGGTAGTAGTCATTGCTTATCCTCTGATTGAACCAAGAAGTTCTATTAGTCTGCGTTGTTCGTCTAACGAACCGCCTCCGCCTCCGCTAGCGAGTGCTTTTGCAATCAATGCGGCTAAGCCCTCACTTTGTTGACCACCTGAACGTGAAGTTAAGTCTTGTAATAACTTTCCAATATCACCGCCTTGTAAACTTTTTGCTATCTTTATAGCTGGGTTATCGTACACAGGAGGCTGGTAAAAACCGGGGTCTGTTGGGAAATCCATGGGGGGTGATGGGTTGTAGTAATCCAAAGGCCGCTCATAAAAACCGGGGTCTGTTGGATACTGTGGGAAAACCTCAGGAGGAGGTACAGGCATTAAGTCATCGTACACAGGAGGAAGTACAGGCATCCTATCATCGTAATTTACTTCTGGCTCAATGTACGTTTCAGGCATTGGCTCTTCAGGATAATAGGGCATTTGCGGCGCAATAGGCTCTTCATACCTTGGCTGTGGGTCTGGGCGTGGCATTTCTGGTTCGGGGTTATACCCAATCTGAGGGCCATTTGGCACTTTGGTATAGCCTTCTCCGTTCCAAACATAACGATACTCAGATGGATCAAGACCTCTTGTAGCCCTATCCATTGCCGTTTGTTGTTCCGTATAGCCAGAGATAGGTTGACCATCGTAACCTATCTCAGTTAATGTGCCATCAGCCTCTTGACGGTAAGAGGTGCGCGGCCCTTGCGGTTGTTGCGGTGCAATATATGGCGTTTCCCGATCAGGAGCTATTGGGCGTGATGGCTCTTCATAACGTGGCTCTGGGCGTGGGTCTGGTGTAGGTATCCCTCTTCCACCTTCGCCCGGGCTGTAAGGAATTGGCTCCGGTGGGGTCAGTGCTTGCGGCGTAGGTTGTGACGTTTCAGGTGCGTAATATTTTGACAAGATAGAACCAATTGTATTTTCGTCTATCCCCATACTTAGGAACTGATTTCGCAAATCATTAACAACACCAGCCCCGCCAAACGCATCATACGCACGGCTGTAGTCTGGAGCAGTGCCAGTAACATCACCACCCGCTGCGTATTTACGCATGGCAGAGCGCAGGCTCACAGGAGCTTTACGTAGTTGTGTAGAGTTTGTGGCTGCGGCGGCCTTTGGAGCGCCTTTAGAAGCCATTAATTGTTCGTATAGAGATGCCATTATCTGAACCCCGCTGTTTTCTTTGCAATAGTTTTAGGTTGCGCTACAAACTGTTTACCAGATGCTTTACCGGCACGTTTGGCTTTGGTTGTAGCTGCGTATTCTGCTGGGCTTAAAGATTTAATAGCCGCTTCAGGCAAATATCGCTCTCCCGTCTTACTTGACGGTTTACCAGACTTAGTGCGCCATTTCTGGTCGCCCCAATCCTTAAGCGATTTTTGAGGGGCTTTCAATCTCTATACCCCCCACCAGCTTCTTTGTACTTCTTAGCAACAAGTTGTGCTTTACGGGCTGACCACTGACCTGCGCCTGTACCGTGAGTTGCTGCGGACTTTACCTGCGACACAATTCGTTTGCGCAAACCGGGTTTGGTGTAATTGCCAGCAGCGTTAACTTTGCCACCCTCTTTGTACTGGGTGAAGTCAGTATTATCCCGACGTGCTTTTTTCTTTGCACCGGGCATTTTGCTTGGGGATATGGCTCCCATACCACGGCTTGGCATCATGATCTAGCACATCTTTCCGCGTGTTTTACCACGCTGGGCAATACCATCTGCACGAGTAACGCCACCAGAAGCTAGCTTTTTAGGCTTACTCACAGATGCGCCGTCCTTGTCTTGCGGAACTGGCATACCTTCGCGGAACACTGTGTCTTTTGGAGGCGCAGTCTTCTTAGGGGGTGGGGTTTTAGCCGCAGGTTTTTTAGCCGCTGGCACGCCTTCGGGGTCTGTTGGGGGTTTACCCATTTCAGCGGTATAGATACCACCTTCAGCGTATTTTTTCATGGCTTAGCACTTCCCGCCATTTTTCATGGTAATCATTGTGCCCTTAGTTTTACCTTTAGTAGCAATACCATCACGGCTAGAAGAAGTTTTAACCGAACCCATTTTGGATGCAGCCATGCCGCCCTTAGCCAACTTGGTCATAGGAGAGCCTTTGTGCAAACGGCCTTCGTGTTTGTTCACGGCTTTTTGCATCATGCCTTTGTCTTGCTTCATGTCTGCTTTAGCCATGCCGCCCTTAGCCATTTTGCCTTTGCCGTCACCAACAAAAGCGGGTTTACCGTCTTTCATAGGCATACCACCGTCTGCATATCCGCCCATATTCATTTTTTTCACATTGCCACCTTTTTTGTAACTACCAAGATCATCTGGGTTTTGCTCATTAGCCGCCAGAGCACGAACATCAACGCCACGGTCATCAAGGCGACGACGTGCCATACCGGGTCTAAGTCCACGTTCACGACTGTAAAGCGTTGCATCGCCGGGTTGTTTGTACAGAGCACGTTTTACCGTAGCAACGTCATCATCAAATTCAGAATCTTTTTTAGCCATAGTGTCACCACCTTTAGAAAATTTACGGCCTTTGTCGGCCTCGTTAAACTCTTTACCCACAGACTGTGGGACGCCTGCTTTCTTAGCAAACGATGGGTTGTTAGCCACCGCCGCCATGAAATTGTGTTGCTTCTTACTCGTCGATGGCATTGTCTGCCTTCTTGCGTTTAGTCATTTCACGAACAGTATCAGACTCCCAGATGCGGAGGCCAAGATAAATAATCGTAAACAGAGAAGCTAGAGGCGGAAGCCACGTAACCATAACGCCAACAGTTGTCAAAACCGCTGCGCCATCTGCAATTGTTTTAGCTGTGTCGTGCTGAGTCATGTTAACAATTCCACGCTCTAAGAGCTTTGTTGATTCGTGAATCTGGATCGTTGGCTGTCTTGGCAGAGGTTAGCTTCTTCTTCATGCCACTCATCCTTGCACAAAAGGAGTCGCGCCGTGAGCCGCCTTCCGGCTGGGGAGGTTTCAAGTTCATACCTTGCGCT